CTTTGAATGGTGGGGCGGCGAAAGCGAAATCACCGTCTGCCGCTGGTACGGCCAAAAGCTGCTACGGCAAGCGACCTACAGGGAGCCTGCCGAGTACACGGAAGAGACCAGCGAAAACCTCACCGTCAAAGCCGAGGGCAGCATCGTCATTCTCTACGACGAAGAGGGCGAAGAACTCTATCGCGAAGACTTCGGGGATTACTACGAAAGCGACTGGGCGGGAATCCTTGCCGGCATGATTGACGCACAAATCCCCTACCACGACCTGCAAAAAGAAGCGGACGAAGCCTACGACGAATGACTGATTGCCCGCGCTGAAGACATGGAGGCAGCATGAACCTCATCGAAACCCTCGCCCTCATCGCCGCAATGGCAGCCATCGCATGGCTACCACGCGGCGAAGACAACCCGCCCGCCGTCATCAAGACCGAATCACACCGGGAATGGGTGCGCGAACAATGCGCACGCCCTGACCTGACCGGCGACGAAATCATCGCCTGCAAAAACTTTTGGGAGACAGACAAATGAACGCCATGAACACCGCTTGGGCGCAAACCGCTAACCGCATTGCCAGCGTACTTGGTGAGTATTACGACTACCTGAACATCAGCTACCGCAAAACGGACGCATCCATCCACGCCAACCTGGGCGAAGAATGGGTACAAATCAAAATCTGCTACAACGAATGGCAGAAATACGCGCCGTTTGCCTGCTACCTCGAAACCTACCGCATGGAAGGCGGCAAAAGCACCGACCAACACCAATGGCTCGAAGGTGGCGGTGTTGAACAACTGCAAGAGGCGGTACAACAACTAATCAACAGGAAGAACGCAGCATGAGCAGTATCTTTGAAACCGAACACGCGCAACTCGCCCGCCGCCTCGCCGACAAGCTCGGCGGGGTGTACCCAAAAGAGCAACTTGGCTGCGAAATCCTTGCGAATAAGGCACGCATCCTGGTCAAAGAACCAAATGAAAAACACGGCCGCTGGCGGATATTTATCGACGCAACAGAACGTGGATTAGTAGCTGGAATGTTGTTGCGAACTGAAGACGGACAACCGGAAATCCCTCTGCTTGAAGGTAATGCCGCAGAGTTTGAGGCAGTCATTGACAAGCTCATCGCCGAAAGGAAGAAAGCATGAACACCGAAATCATCCTGAAAATCCAATCCGCCATCGTCGCCAGCAACATTGACGACGTGGCGGCCAGCGTCCGCGCCGAGGTCGCAAAAGTAAACACCGACCTCAAGACCGACGAAGACTTTGCTACCGCAGAGCAACAAGTCAAAGACTTCAAAAACGCCGAGGACGCCATCAAGGAAGCACGCGATGCTGCGCTTTCCGAAGCGCAAGACGTGCGCAAACTACTCGACACCACCGACGAAATCATCGCGCTGCTGGCACAAACCCGCCTCAACCTTGACAAACAGGTCAAGGCGCAGAAGGCGAAAGTCAAAGAAGAAATCACCAGCCGCACCCGCGACGGTATCAACAAAGCGCTTGCCGGATGCGATGCCCGCCTGCAAGCAGCGATGCGCAAAGTGCTACGCATCGACGAGCTGGACGGCGTACTCGCCGAGGCGACAAAAGGCAAGAAAAGCCTTGCCGGACTGGAGAAAGCCGCCCATGAAGTGCTGGCGAACTGGACGGCGCTCATCGGCAAAACCGAAGCGTACCTGCAAGCGCGCTACGCACAAATCCCGGCCGACCGCCTGCACCTGTTCGCCGACCTTGATGACCTGCTGACGCTGGAACAAGGCTTTGAGGATGCCATCGCTGCGCGTATCGCCGCCGAAGACGAACGGCAGGCGGCAGAAAAATCCCGCATTGAGGCAGAAGCCGCCGCCAAAGCCGAGGCGGAATTGCGCGAAAAAATCGCCGCCGAGGAGCGTGCGAAAGCAGCGGCGGAAGCGCAGACCGTACCAGCATCCACCACCCAAACCATGCCCGAAGAGACGCCCGGCGAAGCCGTGTTGGAATACATCATCACCATCAAGATGAACACCACCCTCACCAACGCCAAGGCGATTGCCAACAACCTGAAGAACAGCCTGCAAGCTGAAGTCAAACTGAACCGAGGAGCCTAAACCATGAACCTGCCTGCCATCGCCAGCGAACGCGGCATTGACGCCGCCACCTGGAGCGCGCTGCAAAACAGCGTCTTCCCCGGAGCCAAACCCGAATCCATCGTGCTTGCCGTGGACTACTGCAACGCGCGCAAGCTGGACGTCATGAAAAAGCCCTGCCATATCGTACCGATGAAAGTTGGCGATAGCTGGCGCGACGTCATCATGCCGGGCATCTACGAACAGCGCACCACCGCCGTGCGAACCGGACAACTGGCCGGAATGGACGAACCGGTGTTTGGTGAGAGCATCACCTATCTCGGCGTTGAAGCCCCGGCATGGTGTCGCTTCACCGTGTACCGCTTTATCAACGGACAACGCTGCCCCTTCACTCACACGGAATACTTCGTTGAAGCGTGCGCCACAACGAAAAGTAAATACAACGACGGGAAAGAGCGGTTGAACGCCATGTGGACAAAACGCCCGCGCGGCCAGCTCGCCAAATGCGCCGAAGCAGGCGCACTGCGCAAAGCCTTCCCGGACGAACTGGGCGGCGTCATGACGGCAGACGAAGTACAAGGTGAAGGCGACCTCATGACGGCGAAACCGCACAGCCCGACCGTTGCCGAAGTACTGGCTAGCGACGAACAAATCGCCGAACTGCGCGACCTGCTGGCACGCACCGGGAAAGACGAAGCAAAAATGCTGGCCTATGTGGGCGCAGAGCGCATGGAAGACATGACCGCGAAAAAAGCGGACAACCTCATCGCCATGCTGCGCAAACACGCGCCCGCCGAACAGCCTGCCCCGGCTGAACCCGAAGCACCGGAAGCAGAGAGCTACGAACCCGGAGAGGACATCCCACTATGAAAAACCTCATCACCCTCGACTGCGAACAAGGAAGCGATGCCTGGCGCCAAGCGCGCCTCGGCATCCCGACCGCCAGCCAATACAAACGCATCATGACCAACAGCGGCGCGGTGAGCGAACAGGCTACCGCCTACCTCGCCGAACTCATCGCCGAACGCATTACCGGACAACCAACCGACAACTACACCAGCGCAGACATGGCACGCGGCACCGAACTCGAACCACAGGCGCGCTCCGCCTACGAGTTTGCAACAGGCAACAGCGTGCAACAAGTCGGCGGCGTGTACCTCGACGAGAGCCGCAGCATCATGGCATCGCCCGACGGCCTCATCCCCGAACTGCGCCGTGGGTTGGAAATCAAATGCCCGAAACTCGCAACCCACATCCGCTACATCCTCGAAGGCGTCATGCCACGGGAATACCTGCTGCAAGTACAAGGCGGAATGCTGGTAACGGGTTACGACAGCTGGGATTTCGTCAGCTACCACCCGGACTACACCCCGCAAACGACGTGGATACTGAACGTCAAGCGCGACGAAAAAATCATCGCCGCGCTGGAAAAGCACCTGCGCGCCTTTGTCGCGCGACTGGAAGCAGAAATGAAAGAACTGGAGCAATAAACATGACAAAAGCAGACAAAACGGTTTACCCGTACCAATTAGAGCCTGGTCTGACCAAGCGGGAACACTTCGCCGTGTTGGCGCTACCCGTTGCCAGGCTGGAAACCATGAACCTGACCTTTATCGGCTGGGATATGAGAGCCGCACAAATCGCAGAATGGGCGGTGCGTATTGGCGACGCCCTCATCGCCGAACTGGACAAGGAGAAACAATAACCATGCTGAACCGGGCAGAAATCATAGGCCGCGTGGGCAAAAGTGAAGTGCGCTATATGCCCAACGGCGAGCCCGTTGCCAACTTCACCGTGGCGGCGACGGAGAAATGGAATGACAAACAGAGCGGACAGCCGAGAGAAAAAACCGAATGGTTCAACTGCGTCGCCTATAACCCGCTGGCAGACATCATCGGGCGCTATGTGGACGTCGGCGACCTGCTGTACATCGACGGCAAAATCCAAACACGCAAATACCAGGACAAACACGGAAACGACCGTTACATCACCGAAATCCATGTGCGCGAGCTAAAGATGCTGACGACAAAAGCAGAGAAAGAAGCGCGCAACCGTGGTCATGATGACCACAGTTCGCGCGGTGGACAAGGATATGGGCAAGGCTACCAGCAACAGCAGAACCAGCAGCAACAGCAGTACAACCCGGCGCCGCAACAAAACTTCGACGACGACATACCTTTCTGACCTAAATACCCCGAAAAGGGGGGAATTAAAAATCAACCGTCACGGAAATCGTGACAGTTGCCCAAAAACCTACAACCGGAGCGTGGCGGGGCCACCCCCCGCCCAAAAAAA